TCTCGGACAGATGGATGAACTGTGTGGATGTCCGTGTGGATGTTCAGATGCAAAAATATTAGACGATAATCTACCTAAATACATTTAAAATGTCAAAATTATCACCAGGCGAAGTAGAAAGCCTATCACAACTAAGGAAAATATCAGGAACAGGTGGCTTCAAACATCTTGCAGTTTCAACAGATCACACAGGGTTATCTGCTTATGCTGTAGTGTGTCAGGAAGACTGTGTGTTTACCACTTTCTCTGTGAACGGAGAGAATAAATTAGATGAGTACAATCTCACAGGAGCCACTATAAAGGCTGGCATATATCTTCCTGTTCAAGAAGGTTCTTCAATAACAGCTATTACAACCTCTACAGGTAGTTGTATAGCATATATGAATTAAGATGTCAATAGGTGTAGGAATAAATGGTGTTCTTGGAGGTGGTGGAGGAGTTCCATCACTAGCCGACCCATCAAGCTTCGCAGACGCAATAGCATTATACAGATCTGACGCAGGAATAACTCTTGTTTCGGATAAGGTGGATGCTTGGGCAGACCAAAGCGGTAATGGTTACGACTTATCAGCAGTTTTTGCGGCTAACAGAGTTGGACAAGTACCTAATAAGGGAAAGTATGATTTCAAGGATTTATCCTTAAAGGTCAACACTAATTTCAAGACAACTTCATTTGCGAGTGGAAGTTATACTGAGTTTACACTTGACTTCGTATTTACACCAACGGCTAATCAGTACTGGTTCAGTTTGGGGGATGGTAACGACCCTAATTACACTTTCAACATATTTACTGGAACGAACAACATCACTGCCTCAACGGAGGCAGGAGGCACCGTATCTAGTCAATACTACGGCTACGATAAAGCAGACCAAACCTGTATGGGTACATTTGTGTTTGACGGGTCAGAAACAGGAACGGACAGATTGAAGTTTTACTTAGATGGTGTAGAGGTTACTGTAGGAGGAGCAATAGGAGCGGCTTGGCCCGCAACCCTTGTTGAACCTGACTCCTTGGAGTTCATATTAAGTGCTTGGAGCGGAACGTCTACTGGAATAGTTGGTTACGTAGGAATATGGGATAGAGTCTTAACGGGAGATGAGATAGCTGCTAATCAGGCTTGGAAGGAAGAGATCTGGTCATAAACAGGAAAAAATGAAGATATTATTAGGTAATCAAACAGATTTTGACAATGCTCTTGCTGAAATTGACAAGAAAAAGCCCGAAGGAGAAGTATCCTACTTTGGAAAACCTCCTTATGTAGAACCAAAAGACAAGCCATACACGATGTCTGACAGCTCTAGTCTTACCATAGATGCTGATGACTTTGTCAAAAAGACTTTGGACAATGCAGGAATAGCGTATTCAGATCTCACAGACTTCTCAAATTGGGAACAAAGATTTGATGCGGTTGCTCAATGTAAGACACTTGTCAATGAATCTCCCATTACGATTCCTGACGGGCAAGGAGGAACACTTCCGTTGAGAGCGATGATTCAAGAGTGGTACACTAACGCAATGACAGAGGTCAACGACTTCATCAAGACAGGGTCGGGAGATTTCCTAAGACTGATTGAGGAAGGAGAAGAGTTCTGGTGGGATCTTGTAAGTAGTGAGGAAGCAGGTAGTGTTAGAACTCAAGCAATCAATCTTATTAAACCTTTAGTAGTGTGAGAAACATACTATTCTTCATAGCAGCTAAGATATTCTTCCCGATATTCATATTAATGGGGATTGTTTACTCGTTGAAAGATATCCTGACTATTCCTTTTTGGAACACACTCAGTGAGAAAATCTACAAGTCGGCCACGTTGTTCAGTCAGCTTGGTAATGTTTGGATGAAGGAGTTGTTGAATGATGTTTGTGTGGTGTCAGGCGGACATCAATACGGAAACGAAGATGATTCCATATCAGACATAACAGGAAGAAATCTAAGAGATGGTACTCTCACTAAGACAGGAATTGGACTTGCAAATTTTCTTAATTTGTTAGGAAAAAATCACGCATTAGAAAGTATTGACGAATGAAAACCTTATAAATTAATGAACAATGAAAGACTTCTTAGAAGAAATAGGCATTAACATTGCCTTTGTGTTGGCAGGACTTGCAGGTTCCCTTGTCACAGTAAGTAACGATGCCACAAAGAATCTGAAGTCTTCTATTGCTGGTATCATCGCAGGTACATTCTCTGCTAATTATCTCACTCAGGTAGTTGTTGAGGTGACAGGTTTAAATGGGAAGACAGAGTACGGTCTTGCATTTATCCTTGGTTATATCGGACTCAAGGGCGTAGAAAAATTATCAAAGAAAATATTCAACGAAGATGATAGCAGTAGCAATTAACGAGGTATCAAATCTTGTGATGTGCGTGAGCGTCATTATGATGTACGTGTATCTATACGGTGATAAGACAAAGGTTGTACACAAGTGGTCATTCGTAGGTCACTGGACACTCAAGTTAGGATTGATAGGCATCATATGTGGAAGTGCGTTGAACGTACTCACATTATCAGATCCACCACTAACTGAGGTTGTACTTAATGTAGGATTAGCCTTGACGTTTGTGTGGGCATATCTATTCCATAGAAAGATGTTTAGAGAAAGGATTGGAAAGTAAAAAGATATGGTGTGAAATCCTATTGAATTTATTACCTTTATATCATGGAAAAATGGTTAGATATAAATGGATACGAGGACTATTATCAAATAAGCAATTACGGCAGGATAAAGTCTAAAAAGAGAATGAAACGAATAAGGTCTGGTGGATTACAACCAATAGAAGAAAGAGTTCATAAGCCATATTTTAACAATAAAGGATATCCATTGGCTAAGTTAAATGTTAATGGGATTGAAAAAAGACTTTTAATTCACAGATTAGTTGCTGAACATTTTATATGTGAAATTCCAAAAGGATTAGTAGTTAATCATATTGATTTCAACCGATCAAACAACCACGTTTCAAATCTTGAAATTGTAACGTATGCAGAAAACAACAGACACGGGAGAACGAATAAGAAATCAACTTCAAAATACATAGGTGTATATTTTGACAAGCAGACTGGTACATACAGATCCCAAGTAACTCACAATAGGAAGGTGTATAATGTAGGGAGATTTAAAACAGAATTTGAAGCATATCAAGCGAATAATAAAAAAAGACTTGAACTTGGGATTGAAACAAAGTACGAAAAAAGTGTTTTGTGAAATTGTTCCTGCTGAATGCGATAAGAAATGTTTGAGGACAGGAACGTGTTCAAGAAAAGGAAGAGAACCAAAAAAGAAAGATAGAAATGGATTGGAGTAAATACCCTAACTTCAGTAAAGAAGAGTTCGACTGCAAGCACTCAGGCAAGAACGAGATGAAGCCAGACTTTATGGCTATGTTGCAGGACCTTAGAACCAAGTACGGAAAGCCTATGCGTATCACATCTGGCTACAGACACGAATCGCATCCGATAGAGGCTAAGAAGTCTCGCCCAGGCGCACACGCTACAGGGCAAGCGGCTGATATAGGTGTAGACAGAGGAGATGCTTATGAAGTTTTGAAGCTCGCATTTGAGATTGGATTTACAGGTGTTGGAATACAGCAGAAAGGAGGCGGTAGATTCATACACCTTGATAACATTGAGCCTGACACTAAAGCCTTCCTAAGACCAACCGTTTGGAGTTACTGATGAAAGATTATGAATTTAAAATCCTATCTATTGCAATATTTACGCTATGCCTACTTGTGATAGCGATGGGAATGAAAGTAGAATCACTACAAGATGAACTGGATACTGAACAACGACATAGTAAAGCACCTGTTGAAGACGTACCTGCCGTATCTGATAGCCTTCCTGATGGGGGTTATTGTTGCATGGAAAGGTTGCGGTGATACAAGCGGCAAGCCTGTCACCACTATCATAGAAAAGCCAGTTCCTACCGTAGAGTACGTTGATAGATGGCGCACAGACACCGTTAGATTTGTTTCTAAGGAGTTTGTTACTGTCAGGGACACAATCACATCAGAGATAATAGTTAATCGATTAGATACGTTGTTTTTAGTAGACACTGTTAGCATTGTTGAGGCTTGGCTGACTGAGATAGCAAAGTACGACACAACGATAGAGCAGGAGGCGGCTACATTGGCTTTGTCTTGGCAGAACTACCAGAACAGGTCTGAGAACCTAAAGATTACCTACACACCCAAGAAAGTTCCGTTGAAGTGGGCTTTAGGAGTACACGCAAATGCAGGTCTTCTGAGCGACTTCAAGGCGAGTTACGTTCCTCTTATGGGGATTGGTGTACAGGCAACTGTGAATAGGAATTACTATAAGGTAGACTACGGATTCAATGGTGATCATTATGTTGGAATAGGATTCGGCAGGAACATCATCTCAAGATAGTTCGTATCTTTGAATGTATGAGAGCTTCCACATACATCTGCACAAACATAGAGGAAATTGAAAGGGTAAAGGAAGAAAACGAGAAGTTGAACCTGCCCAATCCTCAACCACTTCCAAAGCCAACATACGAAGAATCAGTAGGTTGGTTTCACATTGACGATGTTACCAGAGCGTATGTTAGGTCTATGAATGGAAATGCAGTGGCATCTCTAATGTTCTCGGACGGTACTTATATGGACATCAAGATGACATCTGAAGTTGAGGAGATGTTAGATATTCTTTTTAGAAATACCTTTTAGTCTATCTGACTCACGCAGGTCTTTGCTTATCATTACGCCTGGGTCTAACTCAAAATACTTTGAGAAGAATGTTATCTCCACAAGAGTAGGATAAATTGCGTGTTGATTTCCCCACTTGTACAGCCTTCTGTCTGTAAATTTTAAACCCATTTCTTTTAGCCATCGGAGCATTTCCTTTATGGTTACTCCCCTCTTTTCACACATATATATTATGTTATCCTTGAAAAGCCCTGCAAGTTCTTCAGACTGATCGTAAGCCTCCCTTGTCCAAAGCTGATTACGAGACTGCATCTTCTCATAGATATCGTCTGTAATTTCATATCTCCTTTTAGGTTTCTTGTAAGCCATAATTAAAGATAATAAAAAGCCCCATCATTACGACAGGGCTTCTTAACTAATTGATAATCAGATACTTAGAATGGCAAGTCATCCTCATCTTCACCAACTGCTACTGCTGCTGGCTGAGTTGCTTTCTTCTCTCCACCCCCAAGCATGGTAAGGTCACGAACCTTTACCTCTGTTGTGTATCGGGTGTTACCTTCTTTGTCTTCCCACTTCCTTGTGGTAATACTCCCTTCAACGTACAGTTTGTCACCTTTCTTTACGTACTTGGCAACAACATCTGCAAGTTTACCAAATACAACAAGATTGTGCCATTCTGTTTTCTCTTGTTTTTGACCACTTTTGTCAGTGTATCTTTCTGACGTAGCCATTACAAGATTGACAATGTTACCTGCCTTTGTTTCTCTAACCTCTGGGTCTTTTCCGATGTTCCCAAGAAGAATTACTTTGTTCACTGAACTCATTTTATTATTGATTAATTGATTTACGGATTATGTTTTCTGTAGCCTTGTCGATGTCGTACATCTCAAGTGCCTTGTCTATTGAGCCTTTAGGTGTTTGAATCCACTCTAAAAGCTTATTGTACTCTGCTGTTCCTGCTACTACTTTCTTCTTGTCTCCAGCCTTCTTCTCAACAGTTGTTGTCTTTCTTTTAGTTGTCTTGGCGTGAGTGTTGGTTACGTCAGGATCCTTGTTATCGTCAATCAGAAGAAGACCGTTCAACGCATACTTACGAGCATACGATGATGACGCTCCAAAGCATTGACCGAGACTCATCCCCTTTTGGTTAGGGTCTATACCTGCCTGTGCCTTAGATGAAACCACGATATCTGGCTTCTTAGGGTCGTAAACACTTGCAGTAGCCTCGGTGTATGGTATCCCACACAGTTCTCCAAGAGAGTCTGTTATGTTAAGCACAAGTCCGTGCTTGTCAAGTAGTGGCTTTACCGCCTCAAGAATGTCCTCGCAGTTACGATAATTGTAGCCCCCAAACTTGTTCTTTTGGTTCTTTGGAGCTTTCAGTTCCTTCTGTAATTTTACTAACTTTTCCATGCTGCTAAAGTATAATTATTAGATGATATATCCTATTTCTCTGTCGATTTTTTCCAACTCAACACCTATCACAAACTCGTCTGGCTTAGTGATTCTTACGTCCAACATCTTGGTCTTATTGTTCGCTCTTTGATAGTACCTCATGTACCCATGCGCAGGAAACTCTATCTTCTCTACAGACTCCTTTCTGAACTCGTTCTTTATCTTGTTCTCAAGTTCACGCTTCTCCTTTTCGAGTTGCTTGATCATTTCCTTAACTGTCTGAAGATGTTTTACCTGACCAAGCAGATCTTCATTTCCCATCATTATCTCCTGCTCTACTACGTGAGTATCAGACAGGAATGTTGAGTAGTGTTCGTTATCGTCAGGTTCAGGTTCAAGTTGCTGTATGACCCCCATGTAGTTATGGTACTTCTCAAAGTCATCATCTTCTTTAGCCATTTCAGCCTGAATAAGAGCTTTCCTTCCCTGAAGAACACGACTCCAAAACTCGTATGTTCTTTCGGATATCATGTCTACAATATCCTCGTTACGCTCTATTGGAAACACCTTGAATCCTCTTCCATCAATAAGTATAGCTATCTCAGCGTAGTCGCACTCCATTATCATCATCTGCTGATGAACCTGTATGATGTACATATCAGGAACGCCATCGTACTTCTTGTAAACGAATCCGTTCATAGTCTTTATTTCCAACGGACATAGTGTTGTCGTTATCTCGTCAGATAAAGTTCCATCATCGTTAAGTTTGCGTGAACCTTTCTCAATAACCCTATCCAGATTGCAGTACAGATGTGGGTACTTTGGGTTTTGTACGAAACCAACAAGTTCATTTGCTTTTCTTATGATTTCTCCACGTTCAAAGTTATCAATGTATCCATCTTCAGTTCCATCGTAATACTTCCAAAGATTAGCTACATAAGCCTCTTGATGTATTCCATGAAATGCAGGTGCAGACATTGTTCTGTCTGGCTCCATTGTTCCTACCTTTTCGTGGAACAACTGCATCTTTGTCGGTTTGTACGGACTCAACCCACACACGATGGCGGCAGATGACGCTCCTAACCCATTCTGTCTGTACTCAAACCACTCAGTGGTTCTGTCTTTGATTTTTGTTACCCAGCTTTTCTTCATCTTTCTTTTGTTTTTGTTTTGCTAATTTAATTTATCAGATCGTAATCTATTTGAGTTCTAAAATGGAACTTCTTCCAAATCATCATCATCGCTCCACATACTTTCCTGTTTCATTGCTCTTGAAAACCCATTTTCAGGCACAACGTACTCATGCTTGTCACGCTCCAATGGATTAATTCCGTCATCATAGAACCTACCCTTCATCACATCGTAGGTCAATATGCATTCCCCAGTCGTTCCATTGAGTTCCTTCTTCTTGATTTTCTGAGAGATGAACTGAGATGTTGAGTCCTGTGGCTGTGAGTTGTAATATGGTCGGTGGAACATGATGATGTTATCTGCCTTGTTGTTCCACATTGCGCCACCTGCAAAGTCATATACCCTAGGACACTTGTAGTCTCCTGTTCTTTCATCCTTCTGTATGGAACTGTTAGGGTGTGCTACGATAACCATGTAGATGTTGTTCTCTAATGCGAACTTCTTCTGCACTCGGAAGAAGTCTTCTAAGAACTGATCATCACGTAGATTATTCCGTCTATCTCGGTATATCGCATTGAACGGATCTATCATACATCCATCTATGTTGTGCTTTATCATCGCCTCAACGAACTTTCTATTGATGTACTCCTGACTCGGCATCTCTTTTTCAGGGTATATGAAGTAGAACTTATCATTCAGCTTCTCTGCCGCCTTTCTATACTCATCCTCAGACATCTGATCGTGATGATGCTTGTATGGTGACTTTCCTACCATAGCATGAATCAACTGATTGTAAAAGAACTTTGGTGGATACTGCTCTGGGGAGAATACTGCCCACTTATATCCATCCATCAATGATTTCATAAGCATTAGCTGTAGCATCATCGTAGACTTTCCAAAGTTTCCTATTCCTCCAACAATTGTTATCTCACCCCTACACCATCTGAATCTTTCATCAATTCCTGGGAAGTGGGTTGTCTCTCCTTTCTGATTACCAGAGTGGAAGTCTTTTAACATATCAGGAAAGATGTCGTTCAAGTATATCACATCTTCAAGCGGACCGTCCAACGACTCAAGTTGCTGTTCAATGCTTTCCCTTGTTACTGTATGTATGAGTCTGTCATCGTCAGTGAACTCAGCAGTACCAAAGTCTGATGCATAGTTCCTGTAGACAGAGTTGATGATTATATCCAATTCCTTTACGGTGAATGAACCACCACAGAAATCGCCTATCATTGGGTTTCTTATCTCGTCTTTTGTAAGTCCGAATCTAAGACATCCGCAAGCAAGCTTGAATACGAAGTTGTTACGGTTACCTTCAAAGAATCCCTCGCCCTTGTTTATCATCCACTTCTTGAGTTTCTCGTAGATGCTGTTCTCGGTTGTTACTTTGACAGGAACGGCATCATACACCTTCTCAAGCATCCTGTCATACACCTCCCACTTACGTGCGATGTACATATCTGGATCATACGACTCGAAACATACACGACTAAGATTTCTTCCTGTAGGATCAAGGTCTTTGAAGTCCTCAAGCATAGCATCGAAGTGCTGAAGATGTCTTTCGGGTTGCGAAACTTCTACCAAAGCCTTCACTCCATTTCCACTCGGAGAAACCCAACAGGCGATCACGTACTTGTTCCTCTTCAGTTCGGACATCTTCTCAACTATCTTGCAGTGATCAAAGTCCAAACATATCAGTCCCGTGTATGAGATTATGTTATTGTCGTTACGTGACTTGAACACACCAGAGAACAACGGAGATGGTAGGCTCTTCTTAACACTATCACGCTCCTTGCCACTACCAAGCCTACGTATCTGTTCAACCTTATCCTTACTCTTACCTTTCTTGATACGACCAAGAGCCTGACCTACAGTTATCACGTGGCTTGAATCCACATCATACAGGCTCTCGTAAATGCTAATCTCTCTATCGAACAGTTTCTTCATGTGGTCTTTCTGTATTTCCATCCTTCACCTACATTTTGGTAAGATGGGTTTCTGTTCATCTCCTTCCTTACGAAATCATCTCCTGCACCAATCTTCACTTGCTCGGACAAACTTACATTATTTTGATCACGTACAATATCATAAGCCTCAGAAAGTCCCACATACTTCCATCCTGGTTCTAACGGTGGGGCTTTGACAACTGACTTCTTCTTATTCTTGAACCAAGTGTTATTCAGAAGAGCCTTCCAATTATCAATCTTAGAACCATCCTTTACAACCCATCCTCTTACAGTGTAGTGGGCGTGGAATTTCTCTGCAATGGATTGAGGATACCCACATCCTACAACATACTCAATCACCTCGTTTATGCTTGGAGCATTTATGTTATTTCTTTCTTTTTTTCCTTCTTTACTTTCTTCCTTTCTTCTTATGTCACCCCCTTGCGTATCCCATTGCGTATCCACTTGTGTGGTACTTACTGTTGTCTCTTGCGTTTCATTTGTGTTTCCTGAGTGGTCGTAACTATCGTATTTACAGACAGTTACGAGTGTCGTGGAGTGTTTCCCATTTCCTATTGTTTCCTTCGTTATCAAACCCTCTTTCTCAAGCATATCCAAGAACCTTACAACTGACTTCGTTCCTGTCTTAAAAATTCTTGCCCAAGTCCTTATGCTGTTAGGTGATTGACCACGTTTTATATCATAGGTATTATACCCCAGAGCCATCCTCCTGTCCGAGTAATTCACATCAAGAAGTATGGTCAACCACCACTTCAGTTTCTTCTCGTCAGTCCACAACCAATGCTCGGTTATGTTTCTGTCAATTTTAATCCACCCCATAACTAATTATTCTAATAGGTCGTTTATCTGATTCTGTATGTCAATCTCCTTCATAAGCCTGGAGGAGTTGATTACCGATTCAAGAGCCTCCAACAGGTCTACTGAGGCATCCTTCATATCATCGTCAGACTTCGATCCACCTGCCGATATAATAGCTGATGATACTCCTAAGAATATCACGTTTAGTGGAGTATCGTGAAGATGTTCCTGTCCGTGCATACCTAAATCAATCATTCCTTTTACTACTTCTGATAGTAACTTGTCTGCTTCTTTTTCTGTCATCTTAATTTATATTAGCCATTGTGTATATTAACATTATTGTCATTACGTTCATCATAAACCACATAGGGTATGCGTACTTCTTGAATCGTAATGTGTTGCGCTTATCCCATCGTCTTATTTGATAGTGTTTCATCTTATTTGTTTTGGTTTAGTGCTTTTTCGAGTTCAATATCTCATCAATCTTTTGATGATGTTCGCAAGTAAACTGCCATTCTTCGCCCTCTTCTACTGGATACTTCTCCTGTAAGAAAGATTTGTATTTGTTCCACTCTTCAGCCGCTTCACGTAGTTTAGTGTCTTGAGCTTCTCCCCAACCTTTTAGGTAGGCTTGTCTTGAAACTTCGTGTAACTGATTAACAGTTGCTATGTGTATGTCAGGATACAACTCCCTTGCCCTTGCTTCTGCTTGTTCTCTTGTTTTCATTTCCTTAATAGGATGTATCGTGATAGTATTGTGTGAGTCTACTTTGAGACGAATATCTCTAAGGTCATCTTGACCTTTCCACCCTAATGAACCGTCACCTGACACTGCATTTATTTCAGCAATTGAAGTATCGATACCGTGATATAATTCATACTCAACATCAACCTTCTCTTGCGGTTGGGGCTTCACTTCCTCTTGCTTCTCCGAAGGTAATTCCGAATGCTCAATACCTTTGGCATCAAGGTTTTCATAGCTTTTCCCGTTTGTTAATTCCGTACGTTCCTTCTCCCACTCAACACCAGCTAAAAAGGCTTCTCTAAGTGGCTTCAATCTGTCAACGTCAAACTCTGGATGAATTGGGTAGAGTTCTAACGCCCTTGCTTCTGCTTGTTCTCTTGTTTTCATCACCCTACCATCCTCCAACTCACTCGGAAATAGTTCGTTTAGGAGTTCTTGGTCAAGATAATCAGAATACTTCACTGACTGAAAGAGTGCCTCAATCCTCTTTTTATGATTCTCGTCTACTATCAATTGAAGTTCAACTAACAGCTCAAGGGCTATCTCCAAATGTTCTTCTGTCCTACTTATCTTATTTGTTTGGTTGTAGTTCATATCGTTATTGTTAATTATTGATTTAATTTCAGGAACATTGTCATAAACATGTCATCTTTCACATCCATTAGCTGTAACGCTCTGTTTCTTGATGACCTTATTGTACCCCTGTCTCTACCTCCCATTACCCTTCCTATCACGTTGAACATCTTATCGCTTGAACCATACTTCTCTGTAAGATTGTATGATACGACACACCTCGCTGTCGATGTTAACTCGTTACCCCTAGTGAATCCTACAAGGTTAAAAGAAGATACATTCATTTTTTTGCACATGTCAATGATGTCATTCTCAATGCTTTCGTGATATTTCTCAAACAGCTCATCAGCAGTATCATAGTATGACTCACCGATACTTGAAGCATAATAGGCATCAGCATACTCCTCAGCAACAAGCCTTGCTGTCTTCATTATCTCGGTCTTCTCTCTTGACGGAATATCTAATTTATAAAGCACTGGCAATAGCTTTTCATTGAACAGTCTTTTCTTGAAACTTATCAGTTTTTGAGTCTTCTTCATCTGTCTATCTCTATCAGTATTCCGTTATTGTAGAACATCAGGTCTCCGTGTTCAAACTTTCTTGAGTCTCGCAAGTTAAGTATTGTCAACGCAAACTCAAATGCATGGTCATAACTTTCTGCCTTCAGTACCACTTTGTTTCCGAGACATTTGAATGTCTCAGCGTCAGGGTGTTCTTGAGAAACCCTTACTATTACCTTAACCTTTCCTTTTTTCATTTCAGTATATAAATATGTAGTAAATAGCTGGTATAATCTGTAGCCCTATGTATAATACGTAGAACCAAAACTCAAAACTATCTCTTCTTTCCTTGTTCATTTCTTTATGATGTAGAATGTTAAAAACAATACGAATAAAAAGTATGGTGTCATTACAACATATCTGAATGATGTGTTCCTCCAATACCAATACCACACTCTTGGGTTCATAAAAGTGCTAGCAAACATCCGTAAATTATTGAAACTACTGTTCCTTTTATCATATCCTTGATATCGTCTTTCCATGTTGTTTCGTGTTTCATGTTTCTTGAAGTAATCTTTGTACACTTGTTTTGTAATAGAACTTTCCTCTTGATGTTTTGTATCCTGCTTCGTTAAGTCTCATAGCAATGGTACAGTAACCAAGACCCTGCCTACGCAACTCCTGGGCAAATGGTCTTGCAACATTCTTGTTTCTGTTGTTACGAGACTTTTCCTTTATGGCTTTTATGGCAGGAGCGGTATTAGGATTTGCACACCCACCTAACTTGGTAATCTTGTTACCAGCTTTGGATATGTAGTAACCATCACGATCAATGATTCTCTTGATGGACTGAGCAGCCGCCTTGTTACGTTCTGATATGATATCAGCCTCATGCTCTGCTACTGCCGCAAAGAGATGTATGGTCAACTTGTTAGCGTGTGGCATATCGCAACATACAAAGTCAACACCTGACTGATACAGGCTTGACACGAAATGTACGTTACGAGACAGTCGGTCTATCTTGGCTATTACAAGAGTAGCACCCTCATCCTGGCATCTTTGTATTGCCTTTTGAAGTATGGGGCGTTTACCCTTGCTTGTACCAGATTCAACCTCAGTGAACTCCTCAAGGATGACATCGTTCCTGACATGACCAAAAACCATTCTCTTCTGAGCATCAAGACCAAGACCAGAGTCACCCTGCTTGCGTGTTGATACCCTGTAGTATGCTATGTATTTCTTCATTTTTGTTGATAGATTAATAAAGATTCCTAATAATCCAGGCTTTAATAAATGTATCTAATTTGAATAACAAACCTTTTATAGATAGCAATAAATATGATATTAAAAAGGATATCACCAAATACAATGTGATACATAAAAAAATCTTATTGTCAGGGTCCATTTGTTCAAATAAATCTCTCATGCGTAAACCAATTTTAATTAGCAAGATATTTGAACTTCAAGTGAATGCTGATAACACAACCAAAACTCTCCGATAGAATCACCTATTCTTTCATAGTCATGAACAAAGAACATTGTCCTTCCGTCATTGTCCTCTGTCATTGGTTTTTCACTTATGAAATCGGAAATTTCCTTATTACTCATTACATCATCTCCATTTTCAATACAATAGAAGCAGTAGTCGATACACTCTATACTGCCGAACGGACCAAACTCTCTTGAGCTAAAAGTTACTTCGTAATCATATATATCGTTCTTATCTAAAATTGACTCAAAATCATCGCTTTCTTTTTTGGGTATAGCAACGTAAGCCGTTGTAAAATCAAAATTATCTTTCATAGTTCCATGTTTTTCATTATGTGAGTAATTACATCTACAGTCCAACCGTTGCCAAGCATCTTGTAACGCTGAGAATCACTTACCAACTGCTTACCGTTCTCGTTAAGTACAAGTGTGTATAGGTCAGGAACGGTTTGAAGCCTCTCGCACTCAAGTGGTGTGAGCTTGCGCCATACGAGTTTCTTATCCTCGTAAGCATTAGGGTAACGCCCAGGCTCATTCTCACTAAGTACATTATCCTTCTCTACAGTTGTCAATGTTCCTGTCTTATCAGAATTATGCTTGACTTGTAGACACTGAGTAATTGGAACATCCTTATTGTAGTCATCTCTTACACCACGTTCATTGAGTCTTCTACCTACAATTGTCGCAGGGCGTAATTCCTTATCCTCTTCCACAACCCCCATCTCGTGACTTGCCGCAGTAAGACAGTTGGACTTATCTTTCATTGCTCTACCTCTACGTGTCTTTGACTGTGGGAATGTAAGATCAAGACCCTCACCATCACCTGCTTCAGCATATCCTTTCTTGGTTGCCTCTGGGTGGCGGAGTTTGTCTCCTACTTGCTTAATGGCATCAGTCTTTTTCTTCACGCTTGTAAGATACTCAGAACTACTGCCGCCTCTTCCAATTGCCTCTGTCAAACAGTTTGCCTTGTCGGGATTTACGTTATTGATTTTTTCAATTTTCTTCTGTTGATTCTCGTTTAGTTTAACCTTGTCATCTACTTGTATAAGAGTCATTCCGTTGTTACCAGCCCCTTTGTACATTGTAGCGGAAGTACATAATGATTTATCATTGACATCTTTTAAATGTCTTCGGTTTCTATCTGTATGTTTTACAGGAGCCTCACCTGCCATACCATCCTCAATGATATCCTTCAGCACAATGCCCTTATCTTCAGGTTGTCCTACATTAGGAATATTCGTCCAATACAAACGCTTACGTGTCTGAGCAGATACCAATGCTGAGTTTATCTCAATAGGATCAACACCCATATACTCTGTGATGATGTCTTTAGACTCCTGTTTCATCTTGACATTCTCAAGCAGGAAATACTTGGGTTTCAACTCATTAACAAGTCTGACATACTCAAAGAACAGTCTACTGCGTGGATCATCAAAGTTCAACATCTTACCTGCAAAGCTAAATCCTTGGCAAGGACTACCACCTATTACCAGGTCTATCTTGTGATTACCGAAAGTCTCCTTGGTAACGAACTGAACATCTCCTAACTGTATGGTGTCAGGAAAGTTATGTTGAGTTACCTGCATTGCATACTTGTCAATCTCGCAAGCAAAATACTTGTCATACTTGATTCCAAGTTTGTTGAGTGCGATTTGACCGCAGCTCATTCCATCGAATAGTGATAATACGTTCATAGTGTTTTATTTAAAATGGTAGTGAATATTCTTTGTTTACATTGTAGTCAACTCCGTTCAGTTTGAACTGAGTCAGCGTATTGAAGTTCAAGGTACGATATTCTTTCTTACTTACATCGTACACAGGAAGATAACCACGCTCCAGGGCATTGTACTTTGCACCCTTACCGTTGATTGCTTTCTTTACAACCTTCTTGCAGGTCATCTTTCTTAGGGATCCATCTTTCTTAATGAACCTGACACTAAAGAACCTACCATTATTGAACGATAGAATCTTACCCATTGCTTCTGTTGGTGTTACTGTTGTTTTCATTGTGTTTGTGTTTTATTTGTTTTGCTCATCACTATCATCCTTTTTTAGGTTATCAATAAAGTCAAGCACCTTGAGTGCGACCATATACAATGCAAGTGTTACCATCTTTTTCATATTGCTTTTAGTTTAACGTAATTGTATAGTTCATTGGCGGCACGTTTAGTTCGTTTCCATAGATACTCATCAATCATCATCATGTCCGTAACAACTGCCGTGTACTCCTTACCGTAGTAGGAGATGGTTACTTTGTAGTGTCCGTGGTTGTAAAACCTAACACTTGTAATTCTTTCTGCTTTACTCATCTTTGTTTATTGATTTTGTGAAGACCAAGCCTTCGGTTAAGTTCTTTCGTTTCCTTTGTGTCAATATGTTCCGCACAACACACCCATACATCACGTTGTCCGTACAACTCCTCTGCATAGAATTGTTTAATGTGTTTGCTGATGTCTCGTAGTGCTATGCTTCTTACATTACTCATGTCCGTAAAATTATATTGTTCCTGACTCTAAATTGTCACCTATACGACATAACCCAAAAGGTTCTGCACATAGACCATACTCAAACGTATAGCCTATGGCATTGACCTCACTGAGAAACTGTTCGCATTGATCGTAGGTAAGACCGTTTCCAGAGTCAATCTCTACCCACTTGGATACCACCCCTTTAAGTTGGGGTGGCATCTCTTCGTAGTGTTCAAATAAATCTATCATGCGTAAACCAATGTTCGTTTATCATTCTCGTACTTATCGATGATGTTAAAGGCAGTAAGGTTTTTCTTGTAGCCTCCACCAAACATTAAGTGGTGGTCATCTGACTTCTCCATGTGGTTGGTGTAATACGTTACCGCATTGAACAGACCCCAAAGTGTACCACCTTTCTGTGATGTCTCACGCTCTAATGCTTGTTCAAAGTCCGCTATCTGATTCTTCTTACGAGTACTTACCTCAGATTCCTTGGTGTTCATGTCAACCTTGAAGACATTTTGCATGACACGTTCAAGTATCGTTCTGTCAATGTTCACATCGGTAAACCTTTTGAACCTATCCATCAGATCAGCATCTTCATCCATTGCTTTCTTGAACTCTGCTACCGCTATCGCCAGGCGGTCGCTTGCTGTCATTGTATGTCTGAACCTACTAAGGTCTTTCATTGCCTTGTGGAAAGTGTTACTACAACTGATGACCGTGTTGGTACTACCAAAGCCAATGGACGATGTACCATCATGCGAGTTGAGACAAGTGATGTGTCTCTTCAGCGTGTCAGGACCAACGTGTTCGTCCCTTAACGAGAGCTGGTAGAATATCTTCTTACCTCCTCGCAGATCACCACCTTTAATGTTACCACCAAACATATCTTGTATGCCTACTATCGTATCGGCTAACTCAAAGTTCTGCATTGGCTCGTATCGATTACCAACAGAACCAAGCCACCCATCGTTATCAGACCTAAACAGTCCGAATGTCTCGGTAGGTAGTTCTACAATACCATCATCCGTTACTTTGGTAGCGGTCAATGGTTCTTTACGTACAGTCCAATTAGTTTCTGTTGACTGTAGGGTTTCAAATACTCTTTCTTCTTTTGTCATTTTGTTTTTGTTAGCGTGATTTAATTGATATGACTTTTTTAACACCACTGTTTATCATTCTGATTACCCGTTCCCAATCTCCCTCATCTGCCACCCACTCTATGTCATCCCTGAAGTGTTTGCATTGGAAGTTAGAAAAAGCTTGTCCGTGGCAATTAATCTTGTAGTCTCCATTGATATCTTTCTTTAATGTCCACCGATAATTGTTACCCATGTAATCCGATAAGTTAATCTTTACTTCTCTTGGTGTTGTTCCTTGTTTTGGTGTCATGTTACTTGTTTTTGTTTTTAAATCCATCAATTCCAGAGTTTCCATCATCGAACCTTACGCCAATGATTTTGTAACCCCATTTTGTTTCAACCATGTTCCACCAATTATTGTAGTGTCTTTCATCGACAAAGTTCACTCTGAACACTTGGTACTTGCCTTTTGAAATTCCAGTGACTTTCTGTACGTCTACGCTTGCTTTTCTCATGCTTCAAATACTATTTTAACTTCAACTTAATTCTGTTTGCTTAGTCTGTATCCGATTGTTTTAATGCCTGTTCTTGATTTAAGAACTCTATTCAATAACTTCCAAGTTTTTGTTCTAGCTGGCTTTACGCCTACCCAATCAGAGTAGATGTTTTCATTGCCGTCTGAATCTATCGTGTAGAATTCCCAGATTAGTTTTCTGTCCTTTACTGTCTGTACTTTCATTGTTCCTGCCTTATTATGTGAATACTATTTTAACTTCTACTCCATCAATGTCTGCTGTATCCTCCACAAAACCGTTGCATCCGATTATATGGAATGACCAGAACTCTGTGTAGTCAGACAGTTTGTCTGATGAGTATCTACCCTGTAAGGTGATAACGCTACTGTCATATGATACATTGTAGAAATCATCAAGATTTACAATACCCTTGCTTACCATGTGTTGGATGTGATTGAACATACCGCTCATTGTGTTTACTTTCATTGCTTATTGTTTATTGATTAGTGATTATTAAATTATTGTTTTTGATTATTTAACTTTTACTACAAATCCGCTTGTATCATTCTTTGCCTTACCCTTTGCTCTAAGACCCAATACAGTACCGCTTGGAACATCAAGCATGAGGTCATCACGTTCGTCACCATCTACCACATTGAACCCATGCCATTTACTTGGTAGGTCATCACCTTTCTTGGTATCGAACACCGTTGCAACAATAGCCCCACGTTTCAATGCTTCAATACATTCTTTCTCATTCTCACCTGAGTAAGACAATGCTACCACATATCTGTGTCCGCTTGGCAAGTATCGTTCTCCTGCTTTCTTGTGGTTCTTCGTGTAGTCGTAGAACACTACGTTCTTATGAATACCCTGGTGTCTTATTAAATTCTCAACGAGTGGCTGATCACTTGTGCCATTCAATCGTACGGCAAACTCTTTACCCTTACGGTAATGGAATTTGGAACTACCATTGATTTCTTTGGCTAAGTATTCTAAGAACACCTTTTTGTTCCTGACATACATCAATGTACGTTCATACCTTGACTCTTGTACATTCTTGAATATACCCATGCCTGATGTGTATAAACAGGCAGCTCTACAACCTTTGGTTGCAAATGGACACATCTCTTTACCCTCTACGGTTGTTGGGGTCATGTACAATAGCTTTGTAGGTCTATCGTTTTTCTTTGTCTTGGCATTACTGTTGCCGTTGCTGAGTAACTTTTTCATCTGTTCAGTTTTTTGTTTAGTTGATATTTGTAAATGATTGCGCTTTCTTTATCGTTAGGCATGAAGAAAATATCTTCTACCATATCGCTGAGTAGTGCTTTGCCCAGTTTGAATCTTAACCCTCTGTCAATAGGCTTCCACTCGGTCGTGTCATAACCTGCGGACCTGATAAAGCTCCTGTCCAATGCTTCACTAACGAGCTTCCATGCTTTAGTACTGTTCGGACGTTCATACCTTCCGAAATGAAAGGTATGTTCTCGCCCGTCCTTAGTTATGAAATTGAATGTTCTTTGTAATTTCATGATGTGTGTTTTTAATTGTTTGCAATGTAGTTGCGTTCCTGACATATCATTGTCCACTAAAAGACAAAGTTGTTAAGTAACTGAATAAGCAGAAACATTATACCAATCGCCACTCCTGCATTTATGGCTTGAACGCTTTCTGACTTTCTCATTGGTTAACGTCTATTAGTTTACCATCCCATTTTTTACCATTCAGGAACCATTCATAGTTCACTTGCTGAATACTTACATTCGGTAGTGCATTCAGTCTTTCCTTTGTGGTCGGTGTATCCCATCCACAATTTGTAATTGAAAGTGTACGTCCTGGATTATTGTACCTGTATGCGATACTGTTACCAAACAGTTTCAATACCGTTACATTTGGCAATACTTCCACTTCCATATTGCTCTTCTTAAATGGTTCAGCATTCATAAATGCCTTGATCGATTGTTTTGTAATTGCTCTCATTTTGTTTTGTGTTTAAAGTTTATACAAGTACTTGTTGATTTCAATTATTGCATTTCCGTATGCGATCACGTCTTTGTCTTCTTTGCCGAAATCTTTTGCCATGTAGAGTAAATCATGTGCAAGATCGTACGTAAAACTGCTCAGAAACTCTTTGTCAAACAATGCCATATGATCTTTATCATGAGGAGTATTCTCAAAGACCAACTTGCAAGTTTCGTTAGATAGGATAGGATCACCTTCCAAATCAATATAGAGTCCATTCGCATCTAATTGCTTTGTTTTACTTAGATCTACCACGTAGTCACCTTCCATGTCTGAAGTCCAAGCTAATTTTTTAGACCTAAAGGTTTTGTTTACCAATTGTGTTTTCATTTTTCTTTATGGTATTAAAAAAGGTCGTACCAATTACGATACGACCTTCAAAGGTTTCTATTTAGGTTTCTAATTATGCACGATCATATGAATCATGCTTTTCTACGAATTGGAAGTTATCTAAAAGGTCTTCAGCAATTAGTTTCTTCGAAGATTGTTCCACGAACTTGCTGAAGTTTCGATACTGAAGAGAAACATTCGTTCCACTTATTTCAATACTCATCGGCAAACTCTTCTTTATTCCATTCAAAGAGCTACGGTTTCCTCGTTCTTCGCTTCGCTTTTTCAAGGCGATTATATCTTTACAAAATTCTGTTGAGTCTTCAGCAATCTTTTTCATTGCTACGTTTTTACCTCCTTCAATTTTGAATGCTTTTACTGCCTTGAAAGAATCGTTTCCTGATTTGTTTACTTGCTTAAGTGTTAATACAAAAGTTTTCATTTGTTTATAGTTTTATTTGCGCCAATCGTTTGGTCATGGCTTAAGCTTCGCTTTGGATCTAAACCTACATTCGTACAATGTAGACCAATAAACTACCACTTTATATCTTTGCCCATTTGTTAGCTTTCGCAATTCGGCAGGTTCACCACTTGGCGCAATATTGCGCTATGTTTGCAAGTTATATCTTACCTTGCCTTTTTAGTCGTTCGTTTCTCTTTTCCATTCGTTCGGCTTGCCTTGCTTCCTTTCGCTTCGCTTTGAATGCCGTTCTAAGTAGTGCCGTTTCCAGGTGTTCCAACTTTGCCGCATTGCGTTGGATCTTATTACTCTTTGCAGATCTTGCGCTTTGCGATTGGTAAACCGCTTTGGATCGCTTGCGACCTTTAACGGTGTAACCCTGAAAAGTTACCTCAGTTTCAAGCCTTACAGCGTTATTGTTAATTGTTCGTTTCATTCGTTGTTTGTTTCGATGGTGTAAAGGTGAAAGATAAAAGTTTAACCAATGTTAAGCTAATGTTAAGAAAGTGTTAAGGAAATGTTAACAGTTATAACTTACTGAAAATCAATTAGTTAGGGTTATTTGAACTTGGAGCTGGTCAACAACGTACAAACTCCTATCTAAAAGCATAGGTATTCACGCATGACGCATACGTGTACGCATACGCATGACGCATGCGAATAGATAATATTCCTGACGTATCCAAGAAAAAAAACACTAACTGTCATACAAAAGACAATAACATAGAACACACTCAGCGAATACACTTTGTTGTAAGTTCAAAATCGCATAACTTTTTTTTATGATATGCACTACCAACGAGAACAGAAAGTGCTTTAGACACATTGTTATTGATACCTGTTGAAGTTTTGGAATAAACAAGGAAACCACTAGAAAAAGTTACCAACAAAATCTACAACATTGTATATACGACATCTGGAATGTAACAAAGCCCAAACGAAATTTATAACATCGTCCAAACGAAAGTGTTAACAGTACCTTGTAATGCATAGTATTAACATCGTGTATACGATTGAAGCATAGTTTTATAACAACAAACACACGATTATGGATCTTGCTCCAGGCTGCACTGTGTTACAATTCAGATCTTCCAAAGTAGGTAACAAGGTGAACGCATTTTAAGGTAGGTAACGGAATGATGCCGAACGTAACCACTACGTACCAACAAGGTGTACACGTGAATATCAACTCAAGTGGCTATTTAGAATCGTTCTAAATAAGAAAATAGACCCCACCCCAAACAGAACGGGGGGTAGGTTTTGTGAGAGCAGCCAATCGCTCGTGGTATATATACTCCACCCCCATGTACACAACTCATACCCCACCTCATTTCCCCTGGGGGGACTTTTTTCTTCAGGAACGTTGTCATTAGAAAAATAATTACTTACTTGCGGTTATGAAACCACTTATAGAATCTTGGGCTAAGAGGCTCGGTGTAGATGATTGGGATATACGTACAGAGCGTATTGATTCTAATCAGATAGAGTATAATGGGGAGGATTACTTTATAGGGATAGAGAGGGACTTTGATGGCAGGAACGCTGTCATTTACCACGATGTGCCATTGGACGAGGAGTCTATAGTGCATGAGTTGTTGCACATAGCCTT